GATGGTGCGGAGCCGAGTTCAAGTTGCGCGCCCCAAATGTAAAGTCCGTTACCAACAGCTCCTGAATATACTATTTGATTATCGGCAGTGTTGATATAGGTGTATGGCTGTATAGAGGCGTCTACAGTGGTGTATGAAACAGAGCAGCGATACCAGCCGTTACCGTAATCTTCTATGGTGTGATTAACGTGCGCTGAGCCTGTTGTTCCTATTACGCCATTAGCGATGTCAAACCAACTCCGGTCGTTGGGCGCAGCTTCTACACCCAAAGATAGCCAGTTTCTTTCTGCTTTTTTCGCAAACACAGATAACGTGTATGTCGCCCCAGATGTTACCGCGATGTTTCCACCTCTACGGACGAAGTGATTGTTGTTTACCGCCGTTTCTTCCACATAATCTGCAAAGCTTCCATCAGGGGCTGCAATCTGGTTAGCGTTTACTGTTGTTGTAGAGGCTGTATCCCAGTATGGATTAGTAAAATCTTCTGACTGCGCAGCCAGATTCGTCCGCGCCTCACTCTCGATCAGCACGCCCCGGTTGACCCATGCCGTGCCATCCCAGATGTGATGCCCACGGCGAGGAACACCGCTTGCTGCGGTCTGTAGCGCACCACTAGAATCAACGTAGGTCGCTGTACTTGCACGGCTGAACGTCTGGAGCGTGTCGAAGTCGGTCCTGGTCGCCTTGCCGGAGTCGTCGCGGTAGTAGTTCTCGCCGGTGTAGTCGGCGAGCAGCAGCGGCTGGTTGGCGCCTACTGCGAAGCTGGCCAGGATTGGGTCTCCACCGCCGCGCCGTTTCCGCAGCATCATCGCGTTGATGTTGTTGGCCAGGCTGTACATGGGTCAGGCCTCGGTCACTTGGCGACGTGCACGGTGGCGGTGCTGCCGGTCTGGATGATTAAGGTAAAGAAGCCGATGAGCACTTCGCCGGCGGTCAGGTTCATCGTGCGGTTCGTAGCGTCCGGCGTCTCGGCGCATCGGAATACGAGCGTGCCGTCGGTGTCGGCGCGCAGGGCTCTGGGTGTGGAGCCGAGCGTGCCCTGTAGATCGACATCGCCGCCGGAGTAGTCGACGGGCACCCAGTCGCGCGGGGGGTAGGTCCACTCGGCGCTGTTCATCGAGGGCAGTGGCATGCGGTTCTCCTGCGAAATGGGCCGGGGTAAGCGTACAGACGCACCCCGGCGGGTTTACTGGCTCAGATGCTGGCGTTGGCCTTGGCGAGCAACTCGACGCTGACGCCACCGACACGGGCGGCTGCATCGGCGATGGACGCAAACGGCCCTGCCGAATCCCGGCTGGCGACGATATCCGCCGCGGTCTTCTTTCCGACGCCCTTGATGGCCGTCAGGTCCTCGACCTTGGCGCCGTTGAGGATGCGCAGAATCGGCAGCTGCTCGGCATCGGGCGCCGGATCGCCGTGCACTTCGCTGTCGGCTGGTGCTTCCTGCATGGGTTGGCCCGCGCCCTCGGATTCCCGCTCGGTTGTTGCGGGGGATTCGGTGGGTTCGGCCGGGCTCACCGCTTCGGCAAGCCCTCGGTTGATCAAGTCCTTGGCTTCCGCAGCATCCAGCTCCACGGGCCTGCCAGGTGGGTTGTACACCGGCCCCTCTGGGGAGCCGGTGACCAGTACAGTGCTGGATTTCACCTTCACGCCGTTCACCGGACCGTTGCGCAGAAGGTTGCGTTCGGGCGGTACGGCACCATTAGCGGGGCGCTCTGCATGAGCAGGTAGCGTACTGACGGGTCCTGCTCGAGCCAGCTCTTGGAGAAGAACGGCCGCGGCTGGATGCCGGCGTCTTCGTCCAGGATCGCGCCGTAGCTACGGGTGCCCTCGATGTTGACCGTGTCGCCGACGATCACGGTGTGATCCGGCAGGACCTTCTTGGTCTGGCCGTCTACCGGGTCGATGTAGCTCTCGTTGTAGACCCAGAGCTGGATGTCGCCCAGGTTTCCGACGAGCCGGGCGCGGGTGGTCCGGTCCGGGGTGATGATGCCCGTTTCGGCCTGACTTGAACCTCCGCGGCGGGTGTCGATGGCGTCCTTGAACTTGGAATCTGCCTTGAGCAGCTTCCAGGCCTTGACATCCATGACCACCACATTGCCCACAGCGCCCGCGGTGTCCTGGATCAGCTCGATCCAGGTTTCGAGGTCTCCCACCGGGCTGACGCCCGCTTCACCCCAGCGTGCCGAGGTGGTCAGCGTGACGGTGTGCGTGGAGTCACGGCCGAAGTCCACGACCTTTTCGGGGTACTTTTCCCCGACGATGGTGGTCTGCCCGGTGCGCAGGGTTTCGGCGGCCATTACTACCTGCCGGCGCGTGAGCATCTGCATCTGGTCTTCCAGATCGCGACGCACCGAGATGGCGCTGCGCTGGGCCGGGCTGAGCGAGCCGCCAACGGCTTCACCGATTGAGCGACGCAGCGAGCGGTCCGGCCTGTGGACGCGCTTGTCCTTGATGTAAGCCGGCTTGAAGGTATTGGTCTGGAAGCCCTTGGACTGGACCACCTGACCGGCCACCAGCGGGTGTACGAAGGGCGCGAGGCGCGGCTTGTCGTCGTCGACATCGAAGTGGATGTCCTCAGTGTCGAAGGTTTCGACCTGCGGAAAAAACACATCGAGCAGGAACGACGATGGGAACCGGATCTGCTCGACGACGCGGTTCAGCGTGTTGGTAGAAAAGATATCCATGTTGATCAGGCTCCCGTGTTCTTGGTGACGAAGATGCCCAGTCCACGCAGCGCGGCACGGTGATCATCCGCCGTGTCGTCGCCGCCGAATGTGAGCGCGAGTTCGTTGAAGTGGCCGGACAGGTAGACCATAGCCCCGGCGTCCGCCGAGGTTGCATCCACGGCTTCGGCCAGGATGGCGTACGGCGTCCGGATTGATGCCGTAACCGATGCGTCGTTGACCGGGACCAGCTTGTTGCTGTTGACGGAATCTTTTGCAAGCACGGCTCCCGCTTCGAGGATGCCCGCTCCGGACAGGACGGTTTGCTTTTCAGCCACTCGCGGCATGTCGCCGGCAAGCAGGTTGTCGTAGGCAAGCGTGCCTTCAATCGAAAATTCTGCAGACATGGTCAGGCCCTCACTCGGTTGCGCCGGACTTGCCGGCATTCAGGATGAAGTTGGCGGCGGCTTCGGTCTCGTCCGCTTCGGTCTCGGCGAGGCCGCCGTCGTCCGAGCTGATACCCGGCGTGTTGCCGGCCATGAGCGCGGCCAGCGGATCGGCATGTGCCCGGGCCTCTTCGGCGGCTCCTTCGAGGATTTCTGTTGCGGCGTCGACCGAGTAGGCCTGATCCGAGAGCGCGAGCTTGTGCGCCAGCGCCGGGCGGGTCTTGGCCTGCTCGCAGTTGAGGATGGCGCTGATGCGCTGGCGTTCGGCCGCGGCAGATTCTGCCCGGGCGGTTGCGACGGCTTCATCTTGGCCGGTGGTTGCCTCGGCCAGAAGCTCGTCGACTTCGGCCTGCGTGTACGTGCTTTCGGCGGCAGGGTTCGCACCGCCATCGTTTTGCTTCGTCATGATTCCACCTCGTGAAGTTGACGTTGTGGTGCGGCGGCTGCCGCTGGTAAGGCCCGGTTCCCGGTCGGGATCGGGGTTTTCGAAATTGAATTGAATAGCCGCAAGCAGGCGCCGGCCGGTGGTCACACCGTCGGCCAGACCTTTCTCGACCAGTTCTGGGCCGTCGAACACAGCGGCCTCGGTGGCGCGGACGTCCTCGGTCGGCAGGTCGCGGAAATCGGCGATGGTCTCGACGAAAGCGCGATAGGTGCGGTCGACCTTGGCCTGGAGCTTTTCGAGGTCTCCTTCGGTTAGGTCGCGGTACGGACTGCCGAGCACCTTTTCGGCGCCGGCGTGGACGTGCGTGACGACGACGCCCGCGTCTTCCAGCGCCTGCTGATATGAGGCGTGCGTGATGACTACGCCGATGCTGCCGCCGTGGCTGGAGTTGGCGATGTAGACCCGGCGGGTTGCGGCTGCAATCCAGTAGGCCGCGCTGGATCCGGCGCCGTCGATCATGGCGTAGGCCGGCTTTTCGAGCGCTCTGATCATGCGGCCGAGGTCGTCCACGCCGGTGGCCTCTCCGCCGTAGCTGTGCACGTCGAGCATGACCGCGCGAACGCGTTCGTCGGCGGCGATCAGGTCGAGCTGATGCGCGATGCCCTCGTAGCTGGTGAGGCCGGACGAACTGCCGATCCACGCCCCTCGGTTGACCAGCGTGCCGCGAATGGGCAGGACGGCGACGCCGCGATCGACATGGTAGCCGCCGCGCGGGTCCATGCGTTCCCCCATGAGGCCGGGGCCAGATGCTTCCATCACCGCGCCGGCCGGCTGTTCAACGCTTAGGCCGAGCTTGCCACGCAGTGCCCAGGCCAGCGCCTGTACCTTGTCGGGCTGGATCAGCAGCGGCGTATCGAAAAAGCGCGCGGCAAGGTGCGGCAGGTCGAACTGCCGGACGGTGACGTCGAGTTTCGGTTGATCAGCCATTCTGGCTCCCTTGTTCGGTTGCTTCATCGGCGGCCATGTCGGAATCCTCGAAGGCGACGTTGGCGGCGCCCCATACCAGCCGTCGCGCGGTTTCTTCGGGCACGCCCTTGGCCTGGTATTTGCGATACAGGGCGGTCTGTTCGTCGATTATTTCGTCGAGTTGACGACCGCGGGCTGCGGCTTCTTCCTCATGGCTGGTGAGCCCAAGGCTGATGTCGATGCGGGTTGAGTTGGACCGTTTTACCGGGTCGATCTCTTCGCGGCCGGGGCCGATCCACTTGGCCTGCGAAAATGCGCGCTTGCCTCCGGGAGCCAGGAATGCTCCCAGGCCACCGGGCACGGGGATGTCGCCGGAACTTATTGAATCCTCAAGCCAGAGCGTATAGATGATCGAGGCGTACCGATTTGCGACGTGGTGGCGCTCGCTGAGCACGAACTTCCAGGCCTCTAGCATCGAGGCGCGCGCACTGCTGAACGTCGTGTTGGTGTAGTCCTTGCTCAGTTGCTCGTAGCTGCTGTTGGTGGCCGCTGCGATATGGCGGAGCGCGGCGCGCTCGAACTGCTCGAAGGCGGCAACTGGCTGCTTGGCTGATTGCAGATCCAGCTTTTCTCCCGGGAACAGGTGCGCGATCTTGGCACCGTCGAACTGGATTCGGTCGGTGCCCTGGTGGTATTCAAGGGCGTCGCGCAGGTAGGTCGCTTGCGGGCTCTCCTGCTGACCGAGCGCGGCCATGATCTCCGGATGTTCGACGCTTGACTCGATGACGGCGGCGTACATGCTGTTGATGATGGCGGCCTGCATTGCGGTCGACTGCCAGCGCTCGAGCATCTTGATCTGCTTGATCGCCGAGAGCAGACCGGTGCGGCCGCGCGATTGGCCGGGGCGCTCCTGGTCATACAGGTGGATGAGCTGCAGCCGCCCGAACGGCGTGCGGCTGGGCACGTAGCGCCAGCGGAGCTGCCCGCGCAGGTGCATGCTGTCGTTCGGGTGGGCGTTTCGGATGAATGCGCCCACCGGAGCGCCGAAGCGGTTCTTCACCACGCCGTGGCGCAGGCCCGGGTCCTCGATCTTGTCGGACGGGGTGCTCATCCGCTCGGGATCGAAGGGCTGAATGGCCGTGCGATAGGGCCATCCGTCCCGCTCGATCCATTCTGCTGTGGCCGTGATTTCGCCGGTCATCATGCGCGAGCGGTAGCCCTGCCGAATCAAGCCCGGGAAGTCCAGTACTTCGCTGGCGTGGATCCGGTTTTGCGGGTCGTAGGCGTAGGCGCGCCACCTGCAACGTACGGCGGCGGCAAATTCCTGCGCCCATTCGGCGCTCAGGCCAAGCGCGCGGTAATCGGGCTTCGGCACCAGCATCAGGTCCGGACCAATCACGCTGTCAAGCTGGGTCTGCACGAGCCCGCTGGTGATG